CGGTATTTATTCAGCTTTATAAGATGTTTTATCCTGTTATTTCCAAGTTACATTTTACACCCAAATACAAGCATTCCAGCATCTCTGCAATGTTCGTTAGTCCGTCCAGTCCAGCCATTTACTGGATTATTTCAATAAAAACTACGGCCATTGGCTCAACACCGTAGCGCTTGGCTGCGGTCAGTTTAACGACCTGACTATCATCGACGTATGCAAGCCCGTTAAGCGCGTCCATTATTGCTTTGCAAAAATTATCAAGATCAGGTTTGGTGGGGCAGGGTTGAATCAGCGCTTCGGCTTTCTTCTTTTTCGGCCACGATTGCGGGATAGCGCGGATTATCTCAATAGTTAGCGCGACCGGCTTGTCTGTCGGCCAGCGGCCATCTGTGCAACTCATAACCGCCAAACGGTCAATAACTGCGGCACGCACCTTCGCTTCATAGTCCGCAGTTTTTTCCGGCGTGTAGGCGTGGACTAAATTGCCACGGCGTGCAAACTTTGGCCGACCTTTGCCGACTGGTTCGCCGCGTACTGTAAAGCTATAAATCATTCCGCACCCAATAATTGATTAACTTGCTCTAATAATTCAAGCTCCGTGCCATAGAGCCTTTCCCACTCTTTCTGCCCAGCGTGCAGCGCAACGCCATAGCCGCCAGTGCGATGATGCAGGTGGCACAATCCTATGGCTCTATCGTGCTTTGCTCGCTGTCCCATGCCTTGACCTGATCGAATATGATGAATTTCGCACGGACTATCTGGAAATCCAAGGTTTCGGCAAACTTGGCAACCAAGCGCAGCAACTCTAGCAAGGTGCTGGCGGTCTTTTGCCTTCAAAGCGACGCACTCCGATTCATACACTCAGAAAACAGCCTATTGCGATTCACCCAGTCAACGTGCACCGGATCAGGTCAAGGCATGGGACAGCGGGCATTGCATAGCCAGTCTATCCCTTTGTGCCATGTTCACCACAGAACCGGCGGCTATGGCGTGGCGATTCACGCAGGCCAGAAAGAATGGGAAAAGCGATACGGGACAGAATTAGAGCTATTGGCACAGGTTAAGCGGCTGATAGGTTAATGGGTATTTTAACGGTGAATGGATAGTTAAAACCAATTTCTGCTATAATCAAACCCAGCCAATCAATAGAGCTACGTTATGCCAGCTACTTCCCCTCAAGAAAGAAATATTGAATATTTAGGCGTGGATTTGCTTATCCCTTATGTCAATAACTCCCGCACACATAGCGATACTCAGGTCGCACAAATAGCCTCTAGCATTAAAGAATTCGGCTTTACCAATCCCATATTGATAGATGGATCTAACGGCATCATTGCCGGGCATGGCCGCGTGATGGGCGCAAAGAAACTGGGCATTGATAAGGTGCCTTGCATTAGATTGGCTGGCTTGACACCCGCGCAGATCAAGGCCTATGTCATTGCAGACAACAAGCTGGCGCTAAATGCTGGATGGGATGACGCAATGCTAAGGCTAGAGTTTGACGAGCTGGCAGAGCTAGGCTTTGATCTTGAGTTGACGGGGTTTGGATTAGGTGAGATAGATTCACTGCCGGATATTGACGGCGAGTTGCCGTTTATAAGTTCAGATGACCGCGAGCCATTCCAGCGAGTCGCATTCATTCTGCACGACGATCAGAAGGTGATTGTTGATGATGCGATACTATTAGCAAAAACCAATCCATGCTATGACGAAGGTTTAAACCAGAACTCTAACGGCAACGCATTGACGTATATCTGCGGCCTGTTTATCGGTGGCGGTAATGGGAGCTAAGGATTTAATTGTAAAGCCTATCACGCAGGCTGCGGCTGCGAGCTTGGTCAGGCGCGTTCACTATTCTGGCAAGATTGTAAACAATTCCAAACTTCATTTTGGCGTTTTTATGGGTGGGCTACTATTGGGCGCTATGAGTTTTGGTTGCTCAATGGATAAGCGCAAAACACAGAGATTGGTTGCCGGTACGTCGTGGAATGATTTTTTAGAGCTAAACCGCATGGCGTTTGATGATCATTTGCCGAAATATAGTGAAAGCAGGTGTATTGCAATAACAATCAAATTGATTAAAAAAAACGCACCGCAAATTAAATGGATTTTAAGTTTTAGTGATGGAACACAATGTGGCGATGGTACGATTTATCGCGCGAGTGGTTTTGTTTTGACTAATATTGTAACGAATAAAAATACTTGTAAATTGCCAAATGGCGATGTTATACATAAAATGACGTTGGAAAGCAACCCAACATGTGCGAGAAAAGAATTGAATGGGAAATCATATTATCAATTGACCGGCGGAAAATATAATTTTACAAAATATGTCGAGGAAGTGAATGGTACTATTTTAATCGGTTATCAATTGCGATATGTTTTTATCATCGATAAAAATAGCAAATTAAACTGCCCTACAATTCCATTTTCTAAAATAGATGAAATGGGGGCCGGGATGTACAAGGGTGAAAAAATAAGTTTAGCAGATAGAAAAAAGGCGGATGTAGCATAATGGTAATGCGTTCACTTTCCAAGTGAAAAAAGGCAGTTCGATTCTGACCTATCCGCTCAATTAAATTAATTTTATATGCCATTTAAAAAAGGGGTAACGCCACCAGGGGCAAAGGTTTTTGAAAAGGGGAAATCCGGGAACCCGAAGGGTGCGCCGCGTAAATTAGCAACGCAATTAAAACATATTGGATATTCGAAAGGCGAGGCGGCGGAAACAATAAACGTAATGCTTGCCATGAAAATTGATGAGGTTCGTGAAATCTATGAAAATAAAGATTCAACCATTTTAGAAAAAACAATCGCGGCAGCGTTAAAAAGATCATTGGAAAAGGGTTCCCTTTATACCATCGATACGTTGTTAAGTCGATCACATGGCAAGCCGGCCGAATCGGTCGACATGACGCACACAATGATAGAACAACCGCTTTTTCCGGAAAACTAATTGAATGGCATTCATCCGAACAACCGCGATCAATAAGATTTTGAAGATGAAGCGATTCGTTCGAGGGATACAGGGCGGAACATCGGCAGGCAAAACCTATGCGATAATCCCCATATTGGTTGACATCGCGGCGAAAAACCCATTTAGTGAAATTTCAATCGTGGCGGAATCAATCCCACATTTGAAACGGGGGGCAATGAAGGATTTCAAAAAGATCATGTTTGAAACCGGGCGATGGTTCGATGATCGATGGAACGCAACGGATTTCAAATATAATTTCGCCAACGGATCACAAATAGAATTTTTCAGCGCGGACAATGACGCGAAATTAAGAGGCGCGCGGCGCGATTGGTTGTATATGAATGAGTGCAATAACATGAGCTTTCATAGTTACACCGAATTGGCATCCCGGACAAAGCAAGGTGTTTTTTTGGATTGGAACCCGACAAATCCGTTTTGGTTTCATGATGAATTGATCAATGATCCGGATGTTGATTTCATAATAATCAATTACCAGGATAATGAAGCATGCCCGGAATCGGCGTTGAACTTTATTTTGAAGGCAAAAGAAAAGGCGGATTCCGGTTCAGCGTTTTGGGGCAATTGGTTCCGGGTGTATGGCCTGGGTGAAATCGGTTCCCTGGATGGTGTTGTGTTCCAAAATTGGCAACAATGCGAAAGGATTCCGGCGGAATCGGAGTTCATCGCATACGGCCTGGATTGGGGTTTTACGAATGATCCAACGGCATTGGTCGAAGTTTTCCGATACGATGGGAAAATCTACATCAACGAATTGTTGTATCAAACCAAATTAACCAATTCGGAAATTGTCAACCATTTGAAACAATTGGGCGTGAATTCATCCCGTTGCATCGTTGCCGATTCCGCGGAACCGAAATCAATTGCGGAATTGACAAACGCCGGGTTTTATGTTGAAGCCGCCCGAAAGGGGCCGGATTCCATCAAGGCATCAATCGACCGGTTGCAAGGTTATGATTTAAGGGTTACAAAGAATTCATTGAACTTGATCAAGGAATTGCGCCAATACCGGTGGGCAAAGGATCGCGAAGGCCGTTCATTGAATGCGCCCGAGGATATTTTAAACCATGCCATTGATGCCGTTCGATATGTGGGTTTAAATAAGTTATCCCAATTCGAAGCAATAGGCGAATATTCATTCGCGGATGATGATGATTTTTGATGTTGTGTTTAGTTAGTTTTGGTCGGCCTGGGTTTTTACCTGGGCCTTTTTTATGGGGTAAAAAAAATATTTTTAAATTAAAAAATAATACAAACCCTGCGGAGGGAGTCGGAGCATTAGTATGGTCATCTAGTTATGATATGGATGACGCAAGCATACAAAACTTACGTTTTGATGGGAATAAGGCTAACAATTCGAGAGGTAATGTTATTTGTTTGTACGGAAACAGGACTGTTTTGTACAATGTTATTGTTGTAAACGCGGCAAGCAACGCTATTATTACAAACCATAACCCTGCCGGGGCAGAACGTCTTTCGGGAATTGAAGCTCACTTTAGAGATATAACAATCGATAGTCCTAATAAATCGGGATGGTTACATTATGGCCCGAACGATTCAAACTTCGACAACATAATTATTATTGACGCTGGGTTGAGCGTTACAAATTCGTTTTACGGAATGTTTTTGGGTAACGATGTCCGAGGAGCTGTTACAACTACCGGCAACGGAAGATTTAACAATTTGCATCCTTGGAAT